GCGATCTCCCGTCAAGGCGTTTCATACACAGTTCTTGATAACCAGGACTTTATTGATGAGCTTCGTACAGGTTTATACGTAGTAGACCTTTTCCTTAAGTCTTCAAACCCAGACAAGGCTCGCGCAAAGGCTAAGGTATTTAGCCCAGACGTTCCACGTGCTCGTCGTCACGTTGCTAAGCCTCCAATCTTGCCTAGAACTTCACTAGATATGTTTATTACAGGCTCAGAAGGCGGATCACTTGACGTAAACATTGACTACATCAATGCAGCGTTCCTCGTGACAAACGACGACTGGATTCCAACAATTAAGATCGGAAACTACAGCGGAACTAAGACAAAAGATCTTGGCTCAGGCGCTGTGTCTATTAACTCGATCACTACGGACATCTCTAAGGCTGTTTCCCACAAGCAACTTGCAGATAACATGGCAATTATTACCACGTCTACTGCTCACGGGTTCTCAGTAGGCGACTACGTGACAATCTCAGGCATCAATGCGACCTTCAATGGCTCGTACTACATCAGCGAGGTACCTACGACTACAACGTTTATGTACGCGAAGGTTGCTACCAATGTCGCGTATGGTGCAGACACCGGCACGGCTCTTGTAACTAACGAGTCACGTGACACACTTACACTTTCTGTCACGTACGAAGACGCCTACGGCTACGCTGGATTCTTAGACCCTGGCACGTGGGATCTTTACGCGACAAAGGGCGACGAAACTGTGTATATTGCGTCCGGTAACCTGATTCTTCAATTAGGTAAGGCCACTACACCTACGTATACGCTAGACAACTAGGAGACACGATATGCCAATAACAGATGTCTCTACAGTATCAGAAGACGCGTTAAGCCTTAAGGTTTTTCTTGATAAAGTACTCGAGAAGACAATTGAAGTATTTGAAGAAAACAACGTCCCGCTACCTTCTCGCAGGCTTTGGACTGTAGGCGAGCCTGCAATTGACTGCGAGCAACTGGTTGTTTCTTTCATGCAAATGTATTTAGGAACACCTGGAGACCAGGCAGGCACTCCACAACGTTGCACAATGCCAAGAAGCGCTGTTCTCACAATTTCTATATCACGCGAAATTCCTGTCGTCGGACAGAACGGTAAAGCTCCTTCTGCAGACAAGATTCAAGAAGGTTCTGAAGCAGCTGTAGTAGATGCATGGATGTTCATGCGTTTACTTAATAGACTCGACCAGTGGGAACCAGACGAGTTTGGAATGGGCGTCATTGCTACAGCTGATAGCTCCGGGTTTGACGGTGGTTTTCAAACAACAGCTATGCAACTAACTATGGTCGTGCCATAATGCCACTTTTTGGAATTATACGTGACAGTCCGCTAATTTATTTGGGGCAACGGATAGGTCGTAGTGTTCAAAAAGCTGGCAGAGTAAGTGCGCCCAGCCTATCTTCAGGCATAGGTGTAAGCTTCGGGCCTACACGGGTAGTATTTCGTAAGACTACGCTAGACTTTACTCTTAATAGCCCATACGGACCAGTAGGGCGTCACATGTTTGTTCGAGGTCGCGCCATTGTTAGCGCTGCGAAGGTTCAAGTGGGAGTTGACACAGGGCGATTAAAGAATTCTATAAGTATGACGCAATCACGAGCAGTGTACGGGCAGAGTATGACTATCGGGTCTCCGCTTAGGTATGCTCTTTTACATCACGAAGGCACACGTCCACATATAATTACGCCTAACAGGACAGAGGTTCTTCGTTTTAGTTCTAGAGGACGTATAGTGTACGCGCGGGCAGTAAGACACCCTGGAACTAAGCCTAATAAGTTCCTCGCGGATAACCTTTATTTGATAAGATAACCTAGAATTAAAGCACGTGCTTTAATAAAGACACCAACACAATACGGAGGAAGAAACAATGACCAAATTCAGAGACTTCGGCTCTAATGACTCAGGCGAAAAAGAGCCCGTATCATTTAAGATACATGGCGAAGAGTTCTATTGCCATCCAGAACTGCAAGGCAAGGTACTTTTAGATCTTGTATCTAAGTCTAACTCAGATGACGCAGCCGAGGCTGCAAACTCTATTAACTTTTTCTTTAAGCACACTCTTATAGAAGAAAGCTACGAGCGATTTAACGCACTGCTACTTCACCCTGACAAGATTGTTCAAATGGAAAAACTAGGAGAAATCAGCGCCTGGCTGGTTGAGGTCTATACCTCACGCCCGACTCAGGGGCCAGAAGTCTCGTCTCCTGGGGAATAGATCTCTGGCCCTACGTTAATGGAAAAGCACTCGTGAACGGACTAAACTTAAAGGAAATGGAGGCAAGTAATATGCTTGACGTCTTGCACTACTTCTTCGAAGAAGATCTATTCTATTCTTCAGCTGAGCAGGCAGAAGGCCGAGATCGTTCTCGCGTAGCTATTTATGAAGACTTCTATAAGTCTTCCTACGTATATTCAACTTCATTTAGCTCTACAGCTGGCGGACAAGCAGCGTCTAAGAATTTTGACGACTTCGAGCTCATATCCGAAGAAAAAGAAGAAGAAAAAATAGTCCCGTTCGACCCTTTGCAAAAGCAAAAAGCAGTGAAGCCTTTTATCAGACCAACTAACGTAAACGCCGCAGCAAGTCAGCCATTTGGCGACATGCTCGACGGCCCTATCACTAGAGGATAGAAAAATTAAAAACCGAAAGGAGGTGAGTAAGTGGCAGTAGTAGGCGACGCGTATATAGTTGTAAAAGCTATAACGACCGGCTTTGAAAGAGACGTACGCCGTTCTTTAAGTGGCATAAATCTTGGATCTGATGGCCAGTCTGTTGGCGAGTCCTTTACAAAAGGATTTAGTAGCGGTCTTTCTAAAGGGCTAGGCAAGAAGTTCGACTTCTCCGCTGGCGAAGCTGACGCTGCGCGTATGGCTTTTCAGACTTTAGTTAGAACAAGCTTTACACTTACTGCCGCCCTCGGCCCTCTTATCTCAGGTCTTGGCTCTCTTGGTGGAGGCTTTGTATCTCTTGTTTCTATTCTAGGAGCCGCAACGCCTGCACTCGTAGTTTTGCCAGGCATATTTACTGCAATTGGTCTTGCGGCTATAACAACTGTTGCAGCTCTTGGTGGAGTAGGCAAGGCTGTTTCTGCTGGACTAAATCAGCAGAAAAAGGCAACACAAGAAAACACTGCAGCTAAGATAGCAGCAGCTCGTAGAGTTGAAGACGTTGAGAAAAGAATTGAAGAGCTTAGTAGAGATAGTTTCCGTCTTGAAAGAGATCGTCTAAAGGATCTAGCAGAAGCCGAGCAAGACAAGGCTAGGGCTGCAGAAGACGCTGCAGCAAAAGAGCAAGAAGCGGTAGAAAAGAAAACTTCTGCTGTACAAGACGCCGCAGAAAAAGAAAAAGACGCAATAGAGCAAAAAGCTTCTGCAGTACAAGAGGCGGCTCTTCGAGAAGAAGAGGCTGACAAGCGTCTTTCACTAGTTAAAGAACAAAATACCGAGGCAATGATTGAGGCGAATAACCGCCTAAAGGAAGCACAACTTGATCTTACAGAAGCATTGGAAGCTGGCCGTGAAGAAGTACAACAACTTGGATTTGATGCAGAGAATGCAGCTCTTTCAGAGAAGCGCGCATCTATTACTCTTGAAAAAGCTCGTGAGACCTTACAGCGTACTCAAGATCTACCTCCAAATACCCGTGCTCGTCGTGAAGCACAACTTGCGTTTGCTGAGGCTGAACTTGGTTTACGCCGTGCTAAGGACAAGAATCAAGATCTTCAAAAGGAACAAGATAAGCTAGCAGGAGACCCTAAGAAAACTACAGGGTACATTGACGCATTAAAGCGTCAAGAAGACGCACAGGTAAACGTCGCTCAAACCGCACGTGATGCGTTACGTGCTCAGCAAGAAGCAGAGGCAAATCTTTCATCTGTCAGAGCTTCTAATGCTAAAAAGATTCTTGATGCAGAGAAAAATATTGCAGACGTAAAAATAGAAAACGTTAGAAAAATAGCTGATGCAGAAAAAAATATTGCAGACGTAAAGATAGACAACGCTAGAAAAATAGCTGACGCAGAGCAAAAGTATGCAGATGTCAAGCAAAGGTACTTAGACAGAGAAGAAGATCTTATCACCCGTATTCAAGACGCATACGACGATCTTGAGAGAGCATTGGAAGACCAGGAAACTGCGAATAAAGGCGCTACCGGTGGTGTCGACGCATATGCGAATGCCCTAAAAGGTCTTTCTCCTGCAGCTCAGGCGTTTGTTAAGTATCTTGTCGGTACGTTTGTCCCAGCCCTTAAAAAACTTAGAGATGCAGCTGCAGAAGCTCTTCTACCTCTTTTACAAAACGGTCTTGAAAAGCTAAGAACTCAGTTATTTGACCCGTTGGAGCCGATGATTGCGAAGCTTGCAACTTCTATCGGCAAAGGTTTTAATTCTATCATTGACTCTATAGTCAAACCAGAAAATATTAAAGACCTCGAGAAGGTTTTTGAGCAATCTGGCTATATTGTTGAAGGACTTGGAAAGACTATAGGAAGCGTTTATGATTCTATTCTTTCTATTCTTGTTGCAGCCGATCCTCTTATTCGAAAGTTTACTGACTTCTTAACTAAGAAAACTGCTGACTTTTCTAAATTCTTAAACGCAGGGCAAGCCAGCGGAGAGCTAGAGGCATTTTTCACTAAGGCAGGAAACATAGCTGCTAAGCTAAGTGGCGTTTTTGGAAATTTATTTAGTGGAATCTCTAATGTCATCAGTGCTAACTTCCAGCCTGGCGGCGGCGGATACATCGTCCTTGACTGGTTAGAAAAGATTACCGCTAAGTTTGAAGCATTCTCCGGGTCAGTAGAAGGAAAAGATTCATTAGCAGAATACTTTAAGGGTGCAGCAACAAACTCTATAGCAATCTTAGAGTCCGTAGGCGCATTTGTTAAAGAGATTCTTAAGGTAGGCGCAGATCCAAACGTTAAGGTATTCTTTGACACCCTAAAGGAAGGCGCTCCAATATTTCGCTTGCTAGACTAGTAGTCAATATTCTTAAATTTACAAAGGCAACTACAGACGCCGGCTCAATAAAGGTATTCTTCAATACGCTTAATACCGTCTTAGGTGCGATAAATACACTTTTAGAAAATAAGTTTATTAAGGCTATGCTCGATGCTGCAGGAAAGGTTCTAGCCTTTGGCTTGGCTCTTGGCACAATTGGCAAAGTTGGTAAATTTGGTACAAAGGTTGTTGAAAGTAGCCTGCGTAGTATTGGTACACTGGTAAAGGCTATTGTGCCAGGCCCAGTTCTTGCTAGTGTTACGTCAGGCCTAGAGACAATCGCGCTTAAAGGTATGTACGCCTTTGATAAAGTAAAGAAAGGCGCTATAGACACTGCCAAAGCAATAGCAACGGAAATCGGTGGTGCACTTAAACAAGCCGGCACGCAAATAGCTGACTATGGAAAAAAGGGCGCCGCGCAGATGGCTGAGTTTGGAAAAGCAGCTGGCGTTGCCGCAAAAGAAGGACTAGCTACTCTTCTTACTAAGCTAAATCTACTTCGTGTCTTTCTTCTAACAAATCCTATAGGTATTGCAATTACTGCTATTACAATACTTGCAGGATTATTTGTGACTCTATATAAAAACAGTGAAACGTTTAGAACAGCTGTGCAAAACGCCTTTGAAAAGATAAAAGAAGGCGCTACTATGGCGCTGGAATGGTTAAGACAGAATTGGCCAGTTGTTCTTGCGGTTCTTACAGGTCCATTTGGCCTAATGGTTCTTGCTATAGCTAGAAACTGGGATACTATAGTAGCAACTGTAAGAGGTATACCACAAAGACTTAGAGAAGCTGGCTCTGCTGCGTGGACTTGGCTAACTAGCAGTCTTGCTACTGCATGGACTGCTGTACAGACTAGATTTACTGAAATTGTCGCAGGTGTTAGAGCTCTACCTGGGAGAATTGGAAATGGCCTTAGTAACATATGGAGTGGCCTAACAGACGGGCTAAGAAACGCGTGGAACAACGCGAGAGCATGGTGGAACGCAAACGTAGCAACTAGAAAACTAAAAATTGGTGGAGCAACTATCCTTGGCCAAACTCTTCCAAGTTTTACCTTAGGATTCCCTCAGCTTGCTCAAGGTGGAATTGTTCCGGCAACTCCTGGTGGAACAATCGCACGCATTGGAGAAGCTGGTCGCCCAGAGCGTGTTGAGCCTCTTGATCCACAAGGCTTATCTAAGCGAGATCGCGCTATGATTCAGATGTTAGCTGGCGGCTCAGGCGCAGGCGCAACGATTAACGTCTACCCTTCACAGGGCATGAACGAGTCAGAGCTTGCGTCCATAATTTCACGTCAAATCGCATTCCAACTTCGTCGCGGAGGAGCATAACATGGCGAGAAATAACCTAATCGTCAACCCTTCGTTTAAGACGAATACAACAGGATGGTCAGTTACAGGATCTTCAACTATTGCGCGAATCACTACCGACGCGTTCTTTGGTTCTTCCTGTCTCGAGGTTACAAAGGCCGCGAGCGCAAACTCAGGTGTAGAAATTGCGTCTCGTATTTCTGTAACCGCCGCAACCTCGTACGCGGTTGCCGCGTACGTAAAGGTACCTGCGGGAGAAGAGACTGGCACCTTCCAAATTAACGTTAGCTGGTACACCGCGTTGACAGGTGGTAGCCTTATCTCCACAACGTCCACGATCGGTTTAGAGAACACTCCAGGCGATGACTGGATAAGACTAATGGGCGTAATGACCGCGCCTTCATTAGCCCTTGGAGCGTTAATTTCAATTGTTCAGCCAGTGGCTGGAACAGTAAGTAAAAAATTCTACGTTGATGCGACCATGTTTGAGGCTGCAACGTACGTAGGCGAGTATTTTGATGACGTAACACAGGCAACTGAGAACAAGTTCGTTAACCTTGGGCTTACACCTCTGCCTTTCCCTAAGATCACAGGAATGCAGCTTAACGCTGACGTTTCTATTGGAAGTCTTATTCTTAACACTGTAGATGAAAACGGCGTTGTTTGGGTATGCACGGACATTGAAGGTTGGTGGGTTCATCCTGAGCCTGAGGTACGCGATATTCCTCGCGGTTGGGGAGACGGTTCGTACGACGTGCGCGGACGCTACCAAGCTCGTCAAATTACCCTTAACGGAGTCTTCCTTACACCAGACCCGTCTTTAATTCCGGTGTCAAGAGATAAGCTTATTCAAGAGACAGATCTTGTATACGTTGGCGGTTGGCTAAAGACAAATGAAAATCCTACCAAGGCTTCGTTTGTTCGTTTATCTGGTCAACCAGATATCCAAACTGTAAACGCTCGTGGGCGCACAGAGTTTTCTATCGGGCTTCGTGCACCAGACCCTCTTAAGTATGAGTGGTACGAAGGGCATGAACTAGGCTATCGTGCGGTGACGATTGCAGGAGAAGATTCAGGAACTCCAGGATCTGGCACTGGCACAGTTACAAATACAGGAAACGCATACTCACCTGTCATATTTGAAGTTACAGGACCTCTTGTCGGCCCTGCGACTATTCTTAACGAGACAACTAACGAATCTATTACTATCATCGGCGCGTTGCGTGGAGTCTTAACACCTACCGTTTCTAACAAGGCTTTAACAGGAAACATTGCTACGCTAACTACGTCGGCAGCGCATGGGCTTCTCGAAGGCGACGTGGTAGTCGTATCAGGTGTTGACTCTACATTTAACGGTACCTTTACAATATTAACTGTTCCGACAACTACGACTCTTACCTATGCTAAAACTGCTAATAACGTAGTGTCTGGCGCTGCGTCTGGGACAATTACATCTAGTGCAGATATTCTTGAAATTGACACACGAGACCATGAGGTTGCACTTAACGGAGACGCGGTCGGGAAGCGTAGTCTTATCGATGTTCTTGCAGAGTGGACGTTGCTAGCTCCTGGCGCAAACGTATTTAGCTTTTACGATGACGGAGATCTAACAAGCTCTGCGTCTTTAACCGTATATTACCGCTCTGCATGGCTTGGATAGTATACAATGTATTCAACGACGAATCTACTTAGTGAGGTATAACCAATGGCACTGTATCCATCAGACGCAGCCGTGTATAGGTACTTTACTACAGATCTTTTAACTAACCAGGTACTTGCAGAAATTCCTTTCAAGGGTGTTTCTTTTGAAAGGTCTATTAAGGCAGCTGGCGGCTTTAGTGGCAACATTCCGGTTATCCCGGAGACAGCCTCAATGGACCTTTACAACAGCACCATGCCGGGAAAAACTGGACTATACGTTGTGCGCGACAGTGAGTGCGTATGGGGCGGAATCATCTGGAACCGTAACTACAACGTTGTAGATCGCGAACTAAGCGTTAGCGCTTCAGAGTTTACTAGTTACTTTTATCACCGTAACATCTGGAAGACATGGACGCATGATTTTGGCGCAACTATCGTTGCCTCTGGTGGAACACTAACTGGAACCTTAGAAGCTTTAGAGTACGACTTTCCTGTCGGCTCTTCTGTTCGTCTTATCTTCCCTGAGGTCTCAGACTTTATCTATAACGCGTACTACACTATTGCTTCTTCTCCTACAAACAGCACGTTTACTATTACCGGCACATCCGTGCCTAACGGCACTTACGTCGGCGTAACAGTTTACGCACGTGTAGATACCTATGACTACGTACGTCAGCTACTCGACGAGATCCTCGTTGACTTTAGTGGCATATCATTTCCTAATACGGACATCGAGCCCGCACTTACTAATAGTTTACGTATCACGTCCATTACCGCGCCGTCAAGTACTACTACAGTTACTACCGCGTCTGCCCACGGTTTAATTCCTACTCAGACGGTAGAAATTTATAACGTATCTGCTGGGCTAGACGGTTTGTGGGATGTTACGGCAGTGCCAAGCGATACTACGTTTACTATTGCATCAGCCTTAACGTCCTCGGTTAAAAATTTAACAAGGACTGTTACCTCTAAGTCAATTGCTGATTTTACTGCAACGATTACTACAAGCGCTTCGCACGGGTTTGCACAA